TTTTATTAAAAATCCTGGCGGATTATCGCAGGCGGTCGCAATTGGCACAAACAGGGCAGCATTACTTCGGCGTCTCAGCCGCCCCCGAAACCCGGTACCCGCTGCCATCGATGGTGTGAGTCACGCGGGTAACCAGCCATTCCTGATTGATACCAGGGCGCAGGCCGGTCAACTTGAGGCGGCTTTCCGCTATCAGGTCAGTCCGGCCCGGCAATGTGAACGACAGGGTGGATTGCCCGCGCGATCTTCCATCCAGTTCTGACTGTGCCGCTGCCTTCGCTTCGGCCTCGTTTTTGTAACCATGGCGCAACGCCTTCACCGGCTCGCCCTCACCAACGGTAACCGCTTTTTCTTCGGCAGCGTCCTGGTCGTACCAGGTGGCGGTTACGCTGCTGTAGCTCTCCCGCTCCTGAATTGTGACGGACCAGTCAGTGAGCTCTTTTGCGTCCACGGTGACAATGGGCAAGGGGGTGCCGGAAACGGTTTCAGATAGAGCCTTTTTTACAACCAGCAGCTTGCCGTTGGCTGGTTTGGCAAAGGCATCGTAAGTCTTCACCACTCGAGTAATCAGGTTGATGTCTGACTCCCCTACCTGGTCGAGATGGGGCAGCTTTTGCGCTGTGAGGTCTGCCGGCACCGATGGTTCCATGCCGTGCTCCTGGGCAATGGTGGCGACCAGTCCGCCCAGAGTCATGTCTGCATCCCATGATCGCCACTTCTGGGTTTGCAGCGCAGATTTGCCGGCAGGTGTTTTTTTCTGCGGGGCGGATTTTGCGCGGATCATCATTACGTTGGGCGGTCCGGACAACTCCACCTCGTCCACGATGTAGAGCCCCATCTTCACAGCTTGCTGGTCATAACCGATCCAGACCGCCAGCTCGGCGCCAGTGTTCGGGATCATTATGGGCCGCTCGGGAATGTTGTCCGCCAGCGTGATGGTCAGGCTGTCAGACTGGATGCCGGCGTTGTCGGTGATGGTGAGCGAGCGGAACCGCTCCCGGATGGTGGCTGTGATGTCGCTGTTATTGGCTTCGATGCGGAACGCTGGCTTCAGTCCCACAGGCGCACCCCGTTTTCACGCTCTGGTTCAGGCAGGTCAGGCAGATCAACCTTAATGCCGGCGGGCAGGGCAGTGCCGCGATCGGCCAGCCCAGGATTTGCGTCCAGGAGCTGCTCGACAGCTTTCCCATTCTGTCGACCGTAATGACGCCAGGCAATGTAGTCCGCGGTGTCGCCTTCCCGGGTGGTGTATCTATACGCCATTGTCGTACTTCCTCAGCTGCAGCCGGAACGTCTGCTTTCTGGGGGCTCCACGGTGGGCGAAGATGGACTGGCCCTCTTCGACCCGCTCGATGACCCACCGGCCATGAACAAAGCCCCGGCCGTCCACCAGGATCAGCGGCTGCATCCGCCCGGCCTCTGAGCGCATGTCGTTGAGCTGGTCAGTTCCGCCGCGGTGACCGGGGTAGATGGTGCCATCCAGATTGATGGACTCACTGCCAGGGCCCAGAGCCTGGAGGGCGGGCATCTGGCTAATCCGATCCTGCGATCCCCACCGGTATTCGCTGGTGCGGCTGAGTTGCTGATACGCCGCGGTGTCAATTCCGAAGGTGAACTGGCCAAGCCGCATCATTATTGCTGCCATGTTCTAGGCTCCCGCTGGCTGATCGAACAGCGCACCGGCGTTTTCCTGGCGGCGCTGCTGCTGGATGATTCGCGCTACTCGCCGCGCAAGTGTCTCCGCGTCTTCGCCGGGCTGCTGCTGGATACTGATCTGGAAGGTGTCACCTCCACGCTGGTTGCTGGTGCGATTGTTGGTGGTGCTGCTCTGTACCGGGGCGGCCTGCCGAGCTTGAGTAGCCACAGAAGGCGGTTCGGATTCTGCTCTGGCGACGACTGCACCAAGGCTGCCGCGGCCACCGCGTGGCGTGCGGTTCTCTGCATCCGGCGCGTCCTGCTCGCCGTCATCACCAAAGCCGAAGAATCCGGCCACTTTCTTTGCGGCGTTGCCTACCCATTCGAGCTTACTGCTGACCCAGTCGAGGGCCTTCTGAGTCATGTTGGTGACGTTATCCCACAGGCCGCCGATGAAATCGGTGATGCCGCCCCAGTTATTAACGATCAGGCCCAGCGGGGTCCAGCTGAGCGCGGTTTTTATCCACTCAACGGCACCGCTGAAAATACCTTTGACGCTATCCCACAGGCCAAGGAAGAAGCCTTTAATGGGCTCCCAGTATTTGTACACCAGGAAGGCAGCGCCAGCGATTGCCCCGATTACCAGCCCTATGGGGTTGGCCATGATCGCTGCACCTATGGCCTTCACCCCGCCAGCCACCAGCGGGAGAGCGCTGGCCATGGAGCCAAGAGCGCCCACGAGTTTAATGGCGCTGAAAACAAGAGGTGCAAATTTGAGCCCGATCATGACAATGGCGAGGTTATCGAACCCGCCTACCAGGTCCGCCAGCTTGCCGGTCAGTCTGCCCACGGCCATCAAGGTGCTGCCGATCCCTTTGGCGGCGCTGATGATTGAGGGCAGTGCTGCCTCGGTTTTCTGCGCGATGGTTTCAGCCCAGCCGGAAATTTTGTCTCGGTTCTCAACGACGAATCTGGTGAACCGATTGAAGAACTTGGACAGTACCGGCATCATTTCGGCGCCGATCAGCCGGCCCAAGCCGCCCAGCGCGGTCTGCATGTTGGTCATTTCGTCTGTGAATTTCTCGGAAGCAGCCAGGTCATCCTCGCCAAGGACATAGCCGAGCTCCTGGGCGCGCTTTCTGAGTCGCTGGATTTCTTCCGATGATGTCTGCGCGATCAGGCCCATTTTCAAGCCGGCACGGCTGAAGGCAGCCGAAGCCATGGCGTTGCGTTCTGAAGCGTCCGTGGCTTCTCGCATGGCCTGAATGTAGATCTCGAACGCCTCTTCGGTGGACTCGGTAGTTTTCAGCGTTTCGTACAGTGCAGGGTTCATCTCCTTGAGCTGGGTTGCCAGGGCCCCGCTCCCCCTCGTCTTAAGCTCACCAAGGCGCTTGCCAAAGGCCATCAATGACTGATTGAAAGTGCCCTGGGCTACACCCACCCGCTCGGCGGCGAACTGATACTCCTGGAAGGCGCCGGCGTTGAACTCAATAGCGCGGGAAGTCTTGGCAATCTCGTCGCCCGCGGCAGCCACCTTCCCTGTCAGTCCCACGACGGCAGCGCCAACTCCAGCGGCGGCGATTGACGCATTGCGGAGTGTTCCTATGGACTTGCCGACCTCGCCCGAAAATTTCGAGTAAGCACCAGACACCCGCTGCCGGGCTTTTTCCACTCTGAGAAGCTGTTCTTGCTTGCGCCTCAGCCGGTCCATTTCCTCGGTCAGCTGGCCGTATTCCTGGCGGAGTCCGTCGACGTTCTTGCCCATCCGCCCGAAGGTATCGATGGATTTTCCCAAGGTTTTCTGGCGCTTTTCGACGGTGCGGATGGAATCCCCGACCTCGCCAAGCCTGGCCTTTGTCGAGGTCAGGCCTTTGGTCAGGGTGCGTCCGACGCCACCGCCGATGGTGATTGTTGCATTGAGCCTTTTATTTGCCGCCATCGTTCTTGGGTAATCCGTCCAGCCACCAGGAGAACTGGCTGGTGCGCATGGCCGTTATTTCAGCCTTGGACCAGCCGGTGTGGGACGCGAGAGCCAGCACGTCCGCTCTGAGATCCTCGGCTCTTATTCTGTAAAAACCTCAAGCGCGGCCTGCAGGCGCCGGTAGTTGCGCATGGTCATTGCCTTCACCTGGTCCGGAGTAAGGCTGCACAGGTTTGCCATCAGCATAACTTCGCGGTGGGCTTCGCTGCCTTTGGTGGCCTGCACGTCCAGCTGGTCCTGCACGGTGGGCTCGCGCATGGTGATCGTGCCGGTGTCGGCGCCGTCCAGATTCACGGCCTTGGCCAAGTCGATCTTCAGGCCTTCGTCGGTTTCGGTCAGGTATTCAGGCATGGTGGTTTCAGACATGGTGATCCTGTTCGCTTATCAGTTGGAGTCAGGTGGCGGGGAACCGCCACGGATTACACGCCGAGTGCTGCCCGAATCTCCGCCAGCCGGTCCGTGCCGTTGATGGTGCGGATCATGTTGCGGATGTCGATCTCGTGCACCAGCTGGCCATCGTGCTCCAGGCTGTAGTAGTGCAGCCGCATGGTAACGGCCATGGGCGACATCTGGCCGGGCTGCCATGTGCCGGAGTCGATGGCGGTGATCTTGCCGCGCATCTTGTGGATCACCTGCTTGACGGTGCCGTCCACAGACTCCAGGGCGCCCCGGGCGGTGAATGGGATTTCATTGCCTTCCGCCACCCCGAACTGATTCAGAATGTCCCGGTCGTATGAGATAAGATTAAAGCTGCTTTCCAGCGGCTCCATGCCCATGTCAAGCGCTTCGGCGGCATCCATTCCGCCAGCGCGCCAGTCCTCAGTCTGAACAGTCAGAACCGGGGGGGTGTAGTCCTGCAGTTGGCCGGCGTAGCCCCGGCCGTCCACAAACAGGTTGATGTTTTTGAGTACGTCGCGAGCGGCCATTATTCAAACACCTCTGTGATGTAGTCGTTCACCAGCATGGAGCGGAAGGTGATGTGCTCAGCCGGGTAAGGCGGAGTGAACTCGAAGTTGAAGTACACCTTGCCTTGCTGGATGTTTGTCGGAGTGTTCAGGCCCGGATCGGGCCAGCACCGGCCGCCAAGCACCGCGCCCTGGGCTTTCAGGCTGTCGATGTAGGCGTTCACACCGTCGGTCACATCTTCCACGTAGGTCTTGGTGATGTTTCGATCGACGGCCCACAGGTGAGCCCTTTGGATGCTGTCGTTAATCATGTCCGCAGTGCGGCGGACCGACAGGAACATCCACTTGGTGTCATCGGTGAGAGAGCGGTTTCCCCACAGTCGGTAGCCGTCCTGGCGGATGATGGTGGCGATGCCGCCCTCGTTGAGCAGATTGGCGCGGGAGTTGGCGTCGCCCAGCTTGAAGTCCACCGGGCGGGATGTCCCGACGATGCCATTAACCGGCTTGTTGGAGGGAGACCACCAGAAGCCCAAGTCATTGTCGATCTTGGCTATGATGCCCGCCGTGCGAGCTGAGCCGGGCTCAGCTTTGTAGCTGCCATCGGCCTGGATGACCATGGGCCATGGATCCACCAGGTAGACACGGGCGCTGCCGAAGTCGTCCGCATACTGCTGGGCAGCGTTGTCAGTTGTGTTCGGGCCATCGGCCACGATGATGGCGCGCAGGCGCTCGGCAATTCCCAGCAGCTCGG